TCTGAAATAGTCCCCCCACCATCTTCATCATATTCAACACCATCTCTTAATACTGCTTGAAACTCCTCATTATATCTGTTTCTGTAATAATCCATTTGTACTTGAAAACTATCTTTACCCTCGCCTGTATCTGGGTCTCTAAATTTAGTGAGCATTGGAAAGATATAATCAGCTAAAGCCTTGTAACAAACTGCTCTTCTAAATTGTGTTGCTGTTAATTTACTTTTATCTAATTCTATAGATGTAACCTTAGTTATATCTTTATATCTTACTGTATGTCTGTATCGTTCCCACCATTCTTCTCTTACTTGCCTGATAACATCATCTTCTGCGTGTTGTAATTGTGTATCAAAACTAGCAATACCAAAACCAGCTATGTCAGGCTGATATTCCTGAACATGAGATAATGCTACACTAAAAGTTGATGTTGCCACTACTTTTTAGCTTTTTTTTTCTTTGGTGCTTTCTTTTTTGCTGGTTTCTCTTCATAAAGTTCCCAGCCTCTTTGAGTCCAAATTTTCATATTGTTCTCTACATCTACTTTTTTTCTTTCAATGATTGCACCAGATTTATTAATTAATTTTAAAGTTTCTATAGTCATAATTTTTTATATCAAATTAGGGGTGGATATACCACCCCTTAATATTATTTTTACTAAGCCGCAACTGTGTCTGCTGTTAGTTTCACTCCATAACTATCATGAAGTTCGCCAACACCAAAAACTGCTGTTGCTACAATTTCGTCTGCTCTCAATGAAGCATCTCTTTGACTCTCAATTTTTAGGTCTTGCATCATAGCTAAACCAATAGCATCTTGAGAGAATACTCCACCAATAGAGTCATCAGAACCATCAACTGCAATGTTTGAAGTTTCAAAAATTTGAATACCAGCAACATTACCTACAAAACCACTTCTCATAGCTTCGTTTGATAAGTCTGTATCTCTACCAACAAATGTATTTGTTAAAGATTTTTTAACATTAAAGATTTGCTTAGGGTGGAACACTCCGTAATAAGGTCCAGGTGCTTTGTTAGTTTTAAGTTCAGCCGCACATTCAAATAAATCTTGTACTGTTAATTCTGAACCAGCACCAGGTCCTTTTTCAGTTGAAAACCCTGTAAATAAAGCCGCAAGATCAGTATCCATTTTTGTTGCAATCGCTTCGCCAAATAATTTACCGATATCAGCCGCAACATTTCTTGGTGCTGAGTTTCTTGCTAAATCCGTTAATGTAGTCATAATTCCGATCTCACTTGCAGTTATAGTAACTGAAGATGGATTGACTGCTGTATTTGATAAGTCTGATGCTTCACTTACAGCGGCCGCTGATACATTGGCATAAATCGGTACTTCTACAGATTTACCACCACCAGCGATTGTGTAATTACGCACCAAACCACGCATGATTGATTGCTCTTGAGCAACAAACAATGCTTCAGCTACGATTTCGGTATACAGTTCCGATATCGTGCTACTTGTCGTTTCGTTAGCCATAATAATCTCCTATTAGCTTTTTGTTAAATTTATGACAGTAGGTTCTCTATCCCTTACCCTTTTATATTCAGCATATTGCTTTCTATCTTCAGGCTTTGTCATATCTAAATCTGCAATATTAAAAGGTTTTGCGTTAACCTTGCCTAGATTAGCCTTGCTTCCTGACCCTGATGGGGTTGCTGTTTGGAAGTGAGGGTTCTCCGTTATGAAGTCCTTTACATATTCGTCAATACTTTTCAGGTCTCCGTCTTTGTTATACATTGGCTGTTTATTTTCT